AAGATACAGGAGATTAAAAAATGGCAACAGCCTCACAATCATTGTTCAACATGACCGTAGCGTCAGACAACGCTGGTGGAAACCAGGGCTTGTTGATGCCAAAACTACAATATCGTTTCAGAGTTAATTTTCTGAGTTTCGGTACTGGAGCTACAATTGAGTTGACAAAACAAGTAGTAGATATTAACAGACCACAAATCAGTTTCGAAGAAATTACATTACCAGTCTACAACTCAACATTATATTTGGCAGGAAGACATAGTTGGAATGAATTGACAGTTAACGTTAGAGATGATGCTCAAGGTAGCGTTTCTAAGTTAGTTGGTCAACAAATTCAGAAACAACTAGATATGGTTGAACAAGCTTCAGCCGCAACTGGTCAAGATTATAAGTTTCAAACAAACATTGAAATCTTAGACGGTGGTAACGGTACTGCTGTTCCTCAAGTACTAGAAACTTGGGAATGTTATGGTTGCTATCTAAAGACAGCTAACTATGGTGCATTAAACTATGGATCAAATGAAGTAGCTACAATTGCATTGACTATTCGTTACGATAATGCTGTACAGTCTCCATTGACTTCAGGTGTTGGTACAAGTGTAGGTCGTATATTAGGTGGTGCATCAGTTACTGGCATTGGTCAGACAAACGGTTAAGTGACCACTTTAGGTTTTTAATCCATGTCTGGATTTTTTCAAAACTTTGCAAAGGACGTTGCCGGAGGATTCTTCGGCAACGACTATGTACGTGATTACACTCACGCCGCAAAGACATTTCGTCCTAATGCGTTTCAATACGCTCCCAAATTCAAATTCTTATTTCATGTGTATTTTGAAATAAATCCTGCCGCATATTCAGTTGGATTATCTACCGGTACAAATTTTGGATTAGCAGTTAAAACAGTAAAGTTACCTTCATATAGTTTTGATACACATGTAATGAACCAATACAATCGTAAACGTATTATTCAAACAAAAATAAAATACGATCCTATTGATATTGCATTCCATGATGACAATGGAAACAGTATTCGTAATATGTGGTATAATTATTATACATACTATTACAAAGATGCTAATAAGCCCGTCATAACACCGTCCGGTCGTCAAACTATTACCGGTAATACACAATCAGCCAATGGTGGTGCAGATTATAATAGTAGAAATCTATATAACAACAGTATTGCAGGTGATGAAGATTGGGGTTATATTGGCGATACAGCTAATGCTTCACAAACTACATTAAATGCTACAATGGGTGTTGGTAAAATACCATTCTTTAAGAACATACAAATTTATGGTTTCAATCAACATAACTTTGTATTATATACATTAGTAAATCCTCTTATTACACGTTTTAGCCATGATACATATGACTATAGTACAGGCAACGGCACAATGACAAACACAATGTCAGTTGATTATGAAACGGTTAAGTATGCCGAAGGCGCATTAGATGGTAGAGCCCCAAGTAATACAGTACCTGGATTTGGTCTAGATGCTAATTATGATAGAACACTAAGCCCAATTGCAAGACTTGGTTCTAATGCAACTATTTTAGGTCAAGGCGGTTTAGTAGATAGCGTAGGTGGCGCAATGGAAGATTTAGCAAATGGTAATATTTTGGGTGCTATTAGAACTGCAGGTACTGCATATAATACATTTAAAAATACAAATATAAAACAAGTGGCAAAATCAGATATTAACGGTATTCTCAATCAAGCCGCACAACAAGCATTACCAGGTAGTGTCAGAACTACAACATATTATCCAGGATTTAGTGTATCTCCCGCAGGCATTGCAAGTGCCGGCAGTCCTACTCCTAATGTGTTAGCATTCCCTCAACAGATAGGTCCACGTAATGCTGGAACTGTCACAGGAATAGGACCTGGTCAAGGTTAAATGTATAAATACTTTTAGGAGATTTATACATGGCTAGAATACTTGACACACGAACTCAACTTGATTCAACAGTAAGAATATTTGATGACTTTTATGCATTTGACTTAGTTGTCAATGGTAATGAGTATGATATTGTCCATGGCTACTTTATATCAGTATGTGCTACTAAACAAATAGCAGAAAATTTTACAGCACATCTATTTAGAATTTCACAACAAACACAAATAGCAGTATTAGACTTGTTAAATTATATTAAAGGTCTAAACAATAAGTTAGAAATGAATACTGTTATAACATACTATCTTAACAGTTTTAAAAGTAAAACTGCATTGTATGGTATAGGTACTGTACCTCAACCCAATCAACCTGTCGCTAGAAATATAGTTCTGTAATGGCTAAGTATGCACAGGGTATATATACCCCAAAGAACCCAGCAAAATATATAGGTAAACATACGCCTAGATATCGCAGTGGTTGGGAACTTACATTTATGACATTCTGTGATACTAATAAAAGTGTATTGTATTGGGCTAGCGAATCATTCAGTGTTCCCTATCGTCACCCATTTACGGGTAAGCCAACAATATACATACCAGATTTCTTTGTAGTTTATCAAAACAAGTATGGTAAACAAATAGCAGAAGTAGTAGAAATAAAACCAAAAAAACAAAGCTTAATTGAAAGTAAAGTGGCTAGTGCTAAAGATAGAATGGTTGTAGCAATCAATCACGCTAAGTGGCAATCAGCTATGGCTTTCTGTAAACAACATGGCTATACGTTTAGAGTTATTACAGAAGATGACCTTTTTCATCAGGGTAAGGGAAGGTAAATAAATACTTTATGACCAAAAAATTAGAAGATTTATTCCAGCTTCCAGAAAACAATGATAGAGGTATCACCATTTCCCTGCCTGAAACTATGGAAGAAATCACAACTGATACAGCAGAAGCATTAGATAAAATTGAAGCCGCATTGCCACAGGTTAGAGGACTAGAAGCAAGCGATACTGAAATGGATGAACTTGCTAGATTAGCAACAGATAGTTATAAAGATTTAATGGACTTGGGTATGCAAGTAGATAGTCGTTTTGCTAGCGAAATCTTTAACAGTGCTAGTAGTTTCTTAGGACATGCTATTACATCAAAGACGGCTAAAATTAATAAGAAGCTTAAAATGCTCGATTTACAGCTAAAGAAAGCACAACTAGATCAAAAAACTGCGGGTAAAGAAGAAGAAATAAATGCTACTCCATTGGGTGAGGGCAAGAGTTTAGACCGTAATGAACTGCTTAAGATGTTGGCAACTAAAACAACAGATAAATGATAAATACAGAATACAGGAATAAGAAATGAAAAGCCTCAAACATTATATAACAGAAAGTGTACATACTTACAATTACACTATCAAAATTGCTGGCGATGTGGATAAGAATTTTATAGATTTGTTTAAGTACAATCTTAATAAATTTGATCCTATCAGAATTAGTGATCCAGTAAAGACACCTATTCAAAAAGATCCGTATGGATTTCCCAACTTGAGTAATCAGTCTGTTACTATCATCAAAGCAGATTTTCGCTATCCAGCGACAGAGCCAATGATTCAGCAAATTGCACAACTACTTGGTTATCAGGTTGATATGGTTAGAGTTATTTCAAGTGACTTTGATGACAGTATCAATAGCGAAAATGCAGGATATGCTAATGAGATGAGTCATAATCCATTACTATTGCATCCTGAATTAGAAGAACAGCCAGGTGCTAAAGAAGCTAGCAAAAACTATGGCGATTCATACTTAAAGAGTATCAAAGACCAGTCAAAGGGATCAAAAATTGACACCCCTTACGCAGGTGCAAAAACACCTGACGCATTCGATCCATTCAAGCCTTACTTGGATGACAAGCAAATGGGTGATAAGAGCCCAATGAGTACAATCAAACGTCCACCTAAGCCACAAACTGGCGCAAGTGCATCTAAATAAAAGGAACATAAAATGGATTTCAAAAGTTTAATATCACAACTCGACCAGTTGAACGAGGCAGAAGGTAAAACAGTTCATAAAGGTACATACGGTACAAGTCACGGCAAAGAAGATGTTCGTGACCAGTATGGACACAAAATCGGCAAAGTCAATAAAGACGTAGAAACAGATAAAGAAGCCCCAAAAAAGGGCCGAGGTCGTCCTAAAAAGGGCGCTGATGAGACAGGCGAAGTTAAGAAGTATGACTTCAGTGCGTTTGGCGTAACTAAAGGTAAAGATGTTAAGTTACCTAAATATGACAAAAAGAAAACTAAGAAGCATAGTATCAAAGAATATCTTGACCAAATGTATGAACCATTGAATGAAATGGGTATTACTGTTAAGCCAATGCCAGGTGCAAGTCAAATCATTGGTGCAGATGGTAAGCCAATGGGAACTGCTGATGCGGCAACTGCTAACACAATCAAACAAGCATCTGAAAAAGGTACTCTTAAACTTGGCGGTGATGAAGAAATGAAAGAAGGCGACATTGGTAAGCATAACAATGCTACTACAGGCTTTGATGCATTAGTTCGTAAACTAACACCTAAGTATGGTAAAGAAGCCGCAACAAAAATCGCAGGCGCTCAACTAAAGAAAATCAAAGAAGCCGATCAGCCTCCCCGTGATGCATTGGCAAGTCCATTAACAATGGAAGCTAAAAAAGCTAAAAAGCCAGACGCTAACAAAAACGGTATCCCTGACTATGCTGAAGATGGTAAAGGTAAAAACGACTTGAAGAAAAAGAAAGTTAAAGAAGGTATGGATCAAAAATTAAATGCCGCTCGTTCTGAAGGCAAAGCACACGGATTACGTGGTCACGCACATTGTGGTAAGAACTATGAAGACATGGAAGAAGCACGTATGTATCACGAAGGCTACAAAGAAGGTCTAGATGAGTGCTACGGTCAAGTGCCAATTCAAGGTTATGTTGGTGAGACTACTCCAGTAGTAAACACAATGGCAAGCTATGGTGCTGAAGAAGGTGAACTAGCCGAAGCAGACATTGAAGAAAGTCCATTCACTTGGGCCGCCAAGAATACACCAAAAGGTGACAAGTTCTCATTAGGTGGTAAAGAGTTTGTAAAGAATGATGCATTCGCTTTTGAAGCATTAGACAAACAACTAAATGCACTATTAGAAGATAAAGAAGTTACTGA